CGCGACCGGGCCGACCGGCGCAACTGGGCCGACCGGCGCGACCGGATTGACCGGCGCGACTGGCGCGGGCGTCACAGGCGCAACCGGCCCGACCGGCGCAACCGGCCCGACCGGCGCAACCGGCCCGACGAACCTGACGCAAAATTCGCAAAGCACGAACTATACGCTCGTGCTCGGCGACGCTGGCGGACAGATGCTCCATCCGACTTCCGACACGACAGCCCGAACGTTTACGATCCCGGCCAACGCGTCGGTTGCCTATACTATCGGCACAGTCCTCACGTTCATCAATCAACACGGCGCGGGCGTCCTCTCTATCGCGATCACGACCGATGCCTTGCGGCTGGCGTCAATCGGAGCGACCGGCACTCGTGCGCTTGCCGCTGATGGCATCGCGACGGCGCAGAAAGTCACCGCGACTGAATGGCTGATTTCCGGAGTAGGACTGAGCTAATGCCAAACGTAAGTCAGTGCTCGGTTGCGGAGACGGAATCGGCGACGCCGCCGTATTTGTATTTCGCGAACTACTCGACCAACATGGGATACACGGGCGTCATCCCAAATATCTGCACGGTTTTTCCGTCGAACGATGGCCACAACTTCGGTCTGCCGTTGCGGTCGAACATTGCAGCACCGACCCCACTCCAAACGACGACGCCATCTCCGTTTTATCGCGCGAGCGATGATACGTTCTGGCTCTTGTCCAACATCTCGAACAACGTGTCGGCCTCGGGACAGCAACTCTATTTGCAATTGTACTCGCTCTCGAAGCAAGGACTGTTCGCGACGCACGTTCTCGACATCGATTTCACGCCGGTCATTGGCACCGGATCGGAAGCGGTCGTGTGGCCCGGTCAATGGTTCGTCGATCCAGCGACCGGCAATGTCCACGTGTATTGCAGTGCAAGCTCAAACATGGCGGTGCCAGCGTATACGGGCTTCGCGATCTATGAGACGCATCCGACCAACGCGGGCATGACCACATGGTCAACTCCGGTTGCGATCACCGGGACAAGTCTGCCTGCAAACATGATTGATCCGTTCGTGATCGGTGACGGGTCCGGCGGCTATCTGTGCTTCTACAAAAACGAGACGACATCGTTTATCGAAGTCTTGGCGAGCGCATCGCTGACGACAGGATGGTCCGTTTTGAAATCGGGAGACTGGGCCGGATGGGGTTCACATCTCGAAGGGCCGTCGATCATAACCAACAACGCCGGGCAGTTTCAAATTTTGCTCGATCCGTACCGGGGCGATGGTACGCAAATTCAATACTCGACTTCATCGTCTCTTACGAGCGGCTGGTCGGCGCTCGCCGCGTGCACGTCTGCCGACACCAAAGTTCTACAGCACGGCACGGTCATCAAGACGCCGCCAAACTGGAACGCGGGTTCGCTCTACAACGACTACAAAGTTCGGACCGCGAGTTGGGGATTAAGTTCTCCGTACACCGCGCTCGACACGATGATGCAGGGCTTGGATGCGGCTGGCATTCTCAAAACCATGGATTTCTTTTACATCTATGCCTTGGATACTTCGGCGCACGCGCTGACGAATCTGATCGGCAACGGCCTGTTCGCAGCGAAGACCGTTGGTGGCATGACGTTCTCCGCAGGCCATGGCTATACCGGTAACGGATCGACAGGTTACATCGACACCGTTGACTTCCCGTGGCCCGGCACCGGCACGGCGGGTGGTTCGTATGTCCCGCAGTTTGCGCTCAATAGCGCCAGCTTTGGATATTACAATCTGACTTCGCGTACCACGGCAGCGGCGACGGCCGTCATGGGTTCGCAGAAAATTGCTGGCGGCGCGGCAACGGACGACTGGCCGCTTGACACCGGCCCCGCTCGGTTTGCCGAAATCAACAATAACGCGTCGAGCACTACGGCCCCCGCTAACACGCAAGGTCTATGGGTCTTATCTCGTGTCGGCAGCACCAATTTGAGCATCTATAAAAACGGCAATACTACACCGACGAACACAGTCACGAGCGCGTCGAGCCACCTGCCCGACTTGTCGTTCTTGACGAATGCGGCGCGCGGCGGTCCGTCGAGCACGCCGACCGGCTTCTCGACCGATCAGCTTGCGATGGCATTCATAGCGAGCGGGTGGACGGCCACGCAGCAAAACATCTTCGCTGGATACGTCAACGCGTACATGACTGCGCTCGGGATCAACGTCTACTAAATTCAATGATGCCAAGGTTTCTTCGTATACGAAGTGCTTCGACAAACGGATTTAAAGAACCTGTTGATGACGGCTCAATATAAATAGCGAAATACCCTGTTGCTCGAAGTAGTGCTCTAGTGTATTCCTTACGAACACTTGAAGTGATCCTGTGACTTTCGAGCTTCCATGGTGAGTGCTCAGTCCGGCTTTCACAACCCCACCTGATTCCTCCATGGGGAGGACGACGGCGAATTTTTCGTCAACCCCTGTGAGGATGCCATGACCAACGTCTCCACCCAGATTTCCGATGTCATCGTTCCGGCGGTCTTCACGCCGTACACCCAACAGCTTACGATGGAAAAGACCGCCATCATCCAGTCGGGCGTTGCTGCGCGCGACGACTTCCTCGACAACTTGCTCGCGGGCGGCGGTCTGACCTTCACCGTGCCGTCTTGGCAGGACATCGGCGATCCGGCCGAGAACGTGTCGAGCGACAATCCGAACGTCAACTCGACCCCGAACACCACGCAGACCTCCGCCGAAGTCGCGGTGCGCCTGTCGCGCAACGCCTCGTGGAGCACCATGCGGCTGGCGACTGCGCTGGCCGGTGCCGACCCGATGCAGTCCATCGCGTCGCGCGTCTCCGACTACTGGGTCCGCCGGTTGCAGCGCGCGTTCGTCGCCGTGGCGAACGGCGTGTTCGCCAACAACGATCTCGCCGATCCGACCCTCGGTCGCTCCGGCAACACCGGCATCTCTGCGGCCTACGGTGCGCAGGGCGATCTCACCCTCGATATCTCGGGCGGCGGCTTCTCGGCTGGCGTCACGAACTTCTCCGCTGCCGCGTTCATCGACGCGACCACGCTGCTCGGCGACGCCGCCGAAGACGTGACCGCCGTGTTCATGCACAGCATCGTCTACTCGACGGCGCAGAAGAACAACCTGATCGACTTCATCCCGGACGCCGAAGGTCACGTCAACATCCCGACGTTCCTCGGTCGCCGCGTGATCGTGGACGACGGAATGCCCAACCCCGCTGGTGACGCCACCAACGGTGCGCAGACCGCCTCCGGCATCTATCACACGTGGCTGGTCGGCCCGTCGAGCTTCCGGCTCGGCGTCGGCACCCCCATCGTGCCGACCGAAGTCTTCCGCTATCCCGACCGTGGCAACGGCGCGGGCAGCGACATCCTCTACAACCGCGTCGAGTGGTGTATCCACCCGGTCGGCCATGCCTACGTCGGCAGCCCGGCCTCCGAAGGTGGTCCGACCAACGCCGCGACCTCGAACAACCTCGCTCACGAAAATTCGTGGGTCCGCGTGTTCCCGGAACGCAAGCAGATCAAGCTCGCCCGCCTGATTACGCGCGAGAGCTAAGTCGGCTCGGGTTTACGAATCAGGGCCGATGCTCAGTCACACTGAGCATCGGCCGTTTTGTTCAAACTGGCGCGAGAGATCACCATGGCACATCAACTCGGATCAGTGAAGACGGCACCCCGCTCCTACGTTGCGCATCTGCGCCACGGCGGTCTCGGGCGCGTGCGTCACGCGCAACAGTTCACGAAATTCCTGAGCACTCAGGCGACGCGGCTTTCGAGCACGAGCGTCACCGTGTTCGGCAAGGTCAAGAAATACACCGCCGCGCGGGTCAAGGCCGCAGTGAACCTCGCAGCGATTCCGTAATTCAGCTTCCCGGTGGCCGTGCCGTCCTGTGAAGGGGGACTTCCTAGGGCGACGCGACACCGAGCGGCGACCGGGGCTTCGCAAGAGGCTCCGGACGATTCAACGAGCTTCCCCGGTAGGTGCCCTGCAAAGGGCCGCTGCCGGGGCGGTCGGACCCTCCCACCCGGCGCGGGCTTCGGCCTTAAACGCCGAGTGGGGGCGGCGAGACTTCTCCCCAAGCCCAAGAGGACACCATGGCTGATAAAGCAAAAATCGTAATGGCGCTTGCCAAGCTCGACCCGCAAAACCCCGAACACTGGACCGACGATGGTTCGCCGCGCACGAGTGTCGTGCAGACCCTCGCGTCCGATCCCACGATCAAACGCTCCGACATCAATTCCACCGCCCCGGAATTCACCCGCGCCACTGTGCTCGCCGCGCGTGAGGCCGAGACGACTGCCGCCAACGCGGAGCCCGCTGCTTTCAAGACGGTCGCGGGCTCGACCGGCACCGTGGTAGAACCGGACTTCGAGAATGAGGCCGAGGCACGGGCGTTCTACAACGACCGCATCTCCGAAGCTTCCGGCGAACTTGACGACGCCCGCCGGGCCGTCACGGCGGCTCAGGCTCTCGTCCGCGAGAAGGAAGTGGCGCTACAGGACACCCGCAACGATTTGCAGCGCCAGTTCCCGCCGCTGACCGTGGCAGAGAACCTGAAACAGCATCTCGAACGGTCGGCTCAGAACCGTGCGGCGGCTGCCAATGGCGGCAAATCGCAAATCGATCAAGCCATGTCGCGGGGTAACAGTCGCGGCTGGAAACGGCCGGTCCGGTCGGTCCAAACCGCAGTTGGTGCGGGCACGGGCGCATAACCGCTCCGCCCATAGGGAGCGATCATGAGCAACGCCCAAGCCTCCGGGCTTTACTACGCCAGAAAACGAAACCGAGCCGCAGTGCTCGCGCCGGAGCTATCGGCGCAAGCGAGCGGCTCGATTACGTTTGCGGTCAATCCGAGCAACGCCGCGACGATCACCATCGGCGGCACCGTCGTCACGTTCGGCTTCGGCGTCACAATCGGTGCGGGTCGGGCCGCGACGCTCGTCAACCTGCTCGCTTTCCTGCGAGCGTCCAATGATACAAATCTGGTCAAGGCCACGTATGGTGTCACCGGGAACGTCCTCGCGGTGCGCGCGAAAGCCCGTGGTGTCGAGACGCTGACGTTGGCGGCCAGCGCCGCGACGGTTTCACACGGCACCGTCAAACTTCCCCAGATCAAGCAGCGGGTGACGCTATGACCTCTGTCTTCGCTGTCCAAGATAACACCGGCACCGTCTCGCTTTTGACCATCGCGGACGCGCCAACGTTTCCCGTTGCGCTCGGCGATATCGGCTCCTATTCCGGGATCGCGTTCAACGGGTCCGCGCAAGGGACGCCGGTCGATCTGCCGTTCATGGTCGGCCAGCTTTACACCGCGACGCAATTCGGTGTGACCTCCGCCAATTTTAACCTCGCGGATTGGCCCGAGGATGGCACCGTGACGTGGACGACTGGCGAGAACGCAGCGGCCAGCCCGAACACTTCGGTCGTGACTGAGATCGCGGGCGCGAACGCGTACATCGATATCCCGTATTTCAAGAGCTACCACAACAGTCGTGGCAACGTCTTCGGGACGCCGAGCGATACCGCGTTGCAGAACGCCATCGTCAAGGCGACGGACTATCTCGATCAGAAATACCGCTACAAGGGCATCAAACGGATTCAGACCCTCGGCAATGATCCGGGGGTCGATATCGGCTTCCTCGACCCGTGGATTTTCCCGTTTGCCTTCGGCGGCACGCCCTTCTTGACGCCGAGCACGTCCACGCAGACGACCGAATGGCCGCGCACTGGCGTGGTCGATTTCAGTGGCGATACGCTTCGGGGTATCCCGAAAGCTCTCAAAGCCGCGTGCGCCGAACTCGCGTTTCGATCTCTCAACGGCACCGCGTTGCAGCCGGACTACGACGGCACGGTCGTCGCAAACGGAGCCGTGGTCGAATCCCTCACCGAGGATGTCGGCCCGATCCGCACGACCACGACTTATGACACGAAACTCGGTCTCGGCTTCTTCGCCTCGTTCCCGCAGATTGACCGAATGCTCTCTCGCGCGGGCCTGCTCATAGCTGGCGGCGGCCGGACGATCATGCGTTAAATGCTAGTTGCGAATACCTTAAAGGATGGATAACGTGGCATCATTCGACTATGGCCGGTCACGGGCAACCGCTGACCGGCTGATCCGAAAGTTCGGTATGCAAGGGGTCTTGCGCCGAGCGACAACGAGCCCCACTGATCGCCCTGTTTGGGTGCTCATTGTGGACGAGTTGCCACGCGATCAGGCGTCACAACTTGCTAACCCGACAGACCGAAATGTCATCATGTCGGCGGTAGGGTTGGACGACATGCAGCCTGATAACGAGCAGGATCAATTGGTGACGTTCGTGCAGCCTCCAACGAACCCGCCGGTCGAGAAGGAAGTGTTGCCCTTCACCTGTCCGGTGAAAAAGATCGCGCCAGCGGGGATCACCGTCTTGTACGAGTTTACGGTACGCCGATGACGATCATGAACGACCGCCGGTCAAAGATTATCGCACGGATGTTCGTCGTGCTGAAAGGTTTGGTTATCACGCTCACGGACGGTACGATTCCAGCGAACCGCGTGGTTCACAACCGGAACGAACTGCCCGCAGAATTAGTCCCCGGCCTCATTCTTCTTGATGCCGATGAAGTGGCGGACACCAGAGTTTCGGCACCGCCACCCGGCAGACAAACGCCGCCGCGCGACAAGATGATGCGGATGACGCCGGAAGTCTATATCGTGCTCGACGTGCGCAAGCCGCACAATGAAAACGCGGGCGAGGATTTGAATTTAGCGCGAGCGCAGATCATGTACGCGCTGTTGACCGACCGGGAGCTACAAGACCTGTGCGGTGCGAATGGAGAGATTTGCTATGATGGTTGCGTGACCGATCTGGCGCGCAATCGAGTGATGCAAGGCCAGATGGGTATGTCGATCACGTTCGTCTATCCCTTCCTGCTTCCCGAGCTTAAAAGTCAATAACGGAGAACGACCATGACCATCGGCAACACTTCCCTCGAAGGCTCCCTGATTTCTCCGAACATCGGCAACTATTACATCGGCAAGGGCATCGTGTCGATCAAGCTGCTCGGCGAACCGGATTATGTCGATTGCGGCAACTGCCCCGTGTTCGAGTTCATGGCGAAGGTCACGCAACTCGACCATTTCAGTTCGCGGACCGGTGTGAAGGTGAAAGACTTCACCGCCGTCGTCGAACTGGCGGGCAACCTCACGATGCAACTCGAAGAACTCACCGCGCGCAACATGGGCTTCGCGTTGCTCGGTCTGCCGAGTGGCGGCCCGTCGCCGACGCCGGACACCATCGAAATCTTCGCCAACCCGGTCATTTACGGGTCGGTCAAATTCGTCGGGCAGAACGACATCGGCCCGATCTGGACCGTCACGTTCCCGCTCGTGAAGCTCTCGCCGAACAAGGCGCTCGCCCTGATCGGCAACACGTGGGGCACCGTCGATCTCGATGGCGACGTGCTGTTCGATCAGACCGTTGGCAGCTTCGGCACCGCCGTCGTCTCGCTGCCGAATTCGCCGGTCGCAGTTCTCTAACGTCTCTGCGCTCCATCACACTAACGGGAGGTCCCCATGACCGACACCACGAACCCGACTGAAACACTCGCCACCGATCTCGCCAAGCTGAAAACGGACGAGGCTCGGGTGGCCGACGACAAGAACGCTGTCAAAGTTGACGCGGCCGAAGTCGTCGCCGAGAAGCCCGCCGAGGGTGCGACAGGGGCAGTAGGTCCCGGCCCGGACCCGACCGGCGCAACCGGTGCGACTGGCCCGGCCGGGGCAGTTGGCCCCGGACTGAATGACCCGACCTGTTCTACCGGCGCAACCGGCGCGGCCACAGTCGCCAAGAAACCGGCCGTGCTGCGCGAGGACGGCCCGACCCTCGCCGAGTGGATCGCGGCTGGCTATGTCGCCGCCAACTATCCGCCGCAAGGTTACGCCGCCAAGAGCGCGACCGCCAAACCGAAACGTCCCCCGCATCCGAGCACGCTGCCGCCCGGCCAACGCCCGGCCCCGCAAGGTTCGTAACCGATAAGAAATAGATTATCGAGACTTCGCGTCCCGATAACTTTTGTCTTATCAAACCGAAGGAAGTCCCCAATGGCTAATACACCCGGCTTGACTTTGGCCGATATCGGCGTCGCAACCGAAGCGGTCACGGTCGATGGTAAGGAAGGCCCGGCGCAGGTTGACGTGCGCGGTGTCTCCACCGAAGACGTTCTCACATTGCTCCAACGGTTCCCGGAATTGCAGAAGTGGATTGGCGGCGGCGAACGGAAAGCCTCCGATCTTATCAGTCTCGCGCCGCACGCGGTTTCCGCTATCATCGCGGCGGCGACCGGCGGCCTCGACGATACGAAAATCGAAGCCGCTGCGGCACAGCTACCGATTGAGACGCAACTCAACTTCCTCGAAGCAATCGGGAGGTTGACGTTCAAAAGTGGTTTCGGCCCTTTCGCCGAAAGGATAACGGCCCTGTTCGCCGCAGCCAAATCCGTCAGCTATGGAAAGGCACAGGCTACGAACTTGCAGCCGGAGTTGAAGCCCTCGTCGCCGCCGGTCATCCCGCAGCCGCCGTCTGGAAGTACACCCCCCGCCGAATAGCGGCCTTTCTGTTTCTGGCTGAGCGTCGCCGAGATCGCGAACACCATGCGCAGCTTTCGCTCATGGCGCTCGCGTTTAGCGGCGATCAAAAGGCAGTCGAGAAGCAGCTAGGGCAGTGGGAGAAAGAATCGTGAGAATTGCTTTCGACCGAGTAGCGGCCCCCAAGTTGCGCTCGAACATGGCCGGGTTACAGCGGCGCTTCCGCTACGCTTTCACCGCTGCGGCGAATATGGCCGCAGCGATGATCGAGGAATCGGGGCGCATCGACATCGCGCTCGCCGGAAACTTCGGCGCGCGGTGGATCGAAGGTCTACACGTTAAAGCGTCCGGCACAATCGGCAACATGCGGATCAGCATGTACCACGATGTCCCCTACGCCGGTATCTTCGAGACCGGTGGAGAAATTCACGGCAACCCCCTGCTTTGGATACCACTGAGCTTCACCGACGCGAAAGGCATCGCGGCGAGTGAGTACGGCTCGGGGCTATTCAGAGTGGATCGTCGGGCGTCCGGCACGCCGCTACTGTTCTCTATCGCCGACAAGAAGCCGAAGTATTTCGGCGTCGAGAGTGTCACGATCCCGCAGAAATTCCATCTGCGGGATATTCAGCAAAGCGTCATGGGTAACTTCCGATCCATATTCGACGCGGCGTTCAAGGGAGCACCGGGCTGATGGCTGCTTTTACACTGGACGACGTAGTTCAACGCGTCCTTCTCGAAGGCGACGACCAAATTCTTTCTGCGCTCGAAAAGATCGCGGATAAGGGTGGCGAGTTCTTTGAGGATTTGGCAAAGGCGGCCAAGGGCGGCGACGGCAGCTTCGCGGCACTTGCGACGGCTATCGGTGCGGCCGAATCGGCACTTGCTGCCGCGACGGCCGCGATGATCGCGTTCATCGAAAACCAAGACGCGGCTATCGTGAACCTGTCGGCGATGGCCCAAGCCTTCGGCACGACCACGACCTCCATGCAAGGTATCGAAGGTGCATTCGCTGCCGCCGGTATCGCTTCATCGAACATGGCGCGCGTCGTGCAGCGTGTCGCGACTTCCATCGGTAGCGACTGGGCCGAGATCAAGCGCAACATTCAGAACAGTTCGCTCGAATCACAAAAGAGCATGATCTCGATGCAAGAGGCTGCGCTCCACGTGGCGGAAGCGCAAGACCAATTGGCGCGCGGCGGCACCGAGCGTGCTTCTCAGGCGGTCCACGATGTTCAAAGTATCCGGAGCGCGAACCTTGGTTTGGAAGAAGCGCAGAACCGCCTCAACGCGTCCATGGGTCTGCCGGTCAATCCCGCGTTGAAGCAGTTGCTCGACATGCGAAACGCGCAGCTTGCTGTCGAGAAGGCGCGGCAGGCGGTCATCGACGCGAA